GCCGGTCTGTTTTTGCTGTGCCTGGTCGCCGGGCTGTTCGCCACGCTGCGCATGGCCTGGTCGATCATCGCCAGCCCTGCGCGTGCCTGGAAACTCTCGGTTGCCTTCGACCAGCTCGGCAATGCCGCCGCCAACGGCGACGAGGACGAGACGATCAGTTCGCGCGCGGCCAAGGCCCGCCGGGCCGGTAGGCGGTGGGGCTGTTTGCTCTGCGGCCTGCTGGATCGCATCGATCCCGACCACTGCGAAAAGAGCATCGAGCACGACGAGGGAAAGCCGTATGCCGCTGATCCTGCTGCTGATCTGGTGGCCAGCGCTGCGCCGGCCGCAGCTGCCGTGGGCGATCGCTGACTGCCCGCCGCCGGCCCTGCCGGGCCAGCTGCACACCTACCGCAACCCACCGCCGCGCAAGCGGTTTTTTTATGCCTGGAGCACTCCGCATGCCTGCACTTCGTAAGAACTACACCGTCCTTGTCGCATTCCCCAAGGGGGGCGGCCATTGGGCGAACAAGGGCGAAAAGCTCGACCTGATGGACGTCGAGGCACAGCAGCTGCTGCGCGCCGGCCGCATCAAGCTGACCGCCACCGAAACCGAGGCCGAGGCGCCTGTCGTCGCTGCCACCAAGAAAGCCGCCGCTAAGGAGTAACCATGGCCGAGGTAACCAATTTTGAGCATAACGGCGTTTCGGTCGAGACGACCGAATCGCCCGAGGCAATGGGCGGGCTTGGCGACAACGTCGTCGGCCTGGTCGGTACCGCGCCGAACGCGGACGCGAGCGTGCCGCGCAATGCGCCGTTCAGAATCAACAGCTACACCCTGGCCGCGCTGCTGGATCCGACCGGCGCCGAGGCGGGCACGCTCTACCAGGTGGTGCACCAGATCCTCAAGGTGGTGAAGGTGCCGATCTATGTCGTGGTCGTCGAGGAGGGCGCCCTCGAGGCCGACACGCTGAACAACGTGATCGGCGGCATCGACCTCGAGTCGGGCCAGAAAACCGGCCTGCAGGCGCTGACCACCTGCCAGGAGCTGCCGACCATCATCGGCGCGCCGGGCTTCTCCGACGCGCAGGCGGTGCACAGCGAGCTGGCCAGCCTGGGCAAGCGGATCCGCGCGCGCTTCGTCTTCGACGGGCTCGACGTGCCGGTTTCCGGCCAGGTGACCAACTCCGAGGGCATCGGCGGCGCCGAGCTGGGTTACGACCGGGGCTACATGGTGCACCAGATGCCGGCGGTCTACTCCAAGGCGGCCAAGGCCAACGTGTTCCTGCCGCCCTCGAGCCTGGCGATCGCCGCGCTGGCAGCGGTCAAGCAGTGGGAAAGCCCGGGCAACCAGGTGACCTACGCGGCCGACGTCTCGCGGGTGGTCGAGTACAACATCCTCGACAAGTCGACCGAGGGCGACCTGCTCAACCGCTACGGCGTGAGCTACTACGCGCGCACCACCCTGGGCGGCTTCTCGCTGATCGGCAACCGCACGATCACCGGCAAGTTCATCAGCTACGTGGGCCTCGAGGACGCCATCACCCGCAAGCTGGTCAAGGCGGCGCAGAAGGTCATGGCCAAGAACCTGACCAAGTCGTTCATGGAGCAGGAGGTCAAGCGCATTGACGACTGGCTGCAGACGCTGGTCGCCGACGAGACCATCCCGGGCGGCAAGGTGTACCTGCACCCCGAGCTGAACAGCGTCGAGAAGTACAAAAACGGCACCTGGTACCTGTGCATCGATTACGGCCGCTATGCGCCGAACGAGCACATGGTTTACCAGCTCAATGCGTCTGACGCGATCATCGAAGAATTTCTGGAGGACGTCCTCTGATGTTTACCAACCGAGTGCGGCAGATCATCACGGCGACCCTGCAGGGTCTGCCGCTTAACGCCACTATCGAAGACTACGATCCGCCGGTGATCGAGTTCGATATGGAGGAGATGCGCGGGGGCCGCTACATCCCCGAGGAGATGGCCACCGGCATGAAAGCCCTGACCGGCAAGCTGACGCTGCAGGGCGTCGGCCTGCCGATCATGGCGGCCCTGGGCGTGAGCGGCGGCGATGACGTGCTGCTGACCGTGCAGGAGGCCGGCGAGGACCAGGACGGCAACGAGTGGTTCACCTACCACGTGCAGGGCGGCAAGCTGAAAAAGCTCGAGGAGAAGACCCTCAAGATGGGCGACAAGCCCGTGACGGTGCTCGAGATCGCGCTGCGCACCTATACGCGCCTCGAAATGGGCGTGCCGGTGATCGATATCGACACCCGCACGCAGAAGGTCGTCGTCAACGGCCGCGACCGGCTCAAGGGCGCCCGCCGCCTGGCCCTGATGGTCTGACCCTCCCCACCCTCGAACCAAGCCGCCTACGGGCGGCTTTTTCGTGCCCGCAAGGAAACCCGCAATGACCTGGAAACCCGAACCGCACACGTTGCGCTGGCCGATTACCGGCGAAAATGGCGAGACCCTGAAAACCGTCGAGCTGCGCCCGTTCACCGTGGCCGAGCATCGCGCAGCGCTGGAAGGCATCGACGACGAAGACGACCAGTTCGACGCCCTGCTGCTGCTGGCCTCGGGCCTGCCGCAGGCGGTGATCGAGCAGATCAAGCGCCCCGACTACGTGACGCTGGCAAACAGGATTCACGAGTATGTGAACCTGCCCGCTTCCTATTTCTTGGGCAGCAAGCCCAAGGATCCCGATGACGTGCCGCTGCTGGTCCCGATCAAGGCGATCGGCCGCGAGGTGGATCGCCTGAGCCTGCAGGTGCCGGCCATGAAAGCGGCCAAGGTCATGCGCAAGCTGAAAACACCAGATGATCGCGCGGACTTCATCACCGCCCACTGCACCGGCCTTTCGACGGTAGAGGTCACCCGGTTGAGCGTGCCCGACTGGACCCAGCTACAGGTGCGCCTGAACGATTTTTTGAACAAACCGGCGGACTTCTTTCAGAGCGCGACGTCGACGTGATCTGCGACGTGGTGCCCCTCGTTTACCACGTGAGCGAGGCGGAGATTCTGGAGTGGGACGCCGGCAAGGGCTTGCGCCGGTATGAACTGGCGATCGCCCGGCTGGGTGTGAAAAAGGGGTAGCGCATGGCTGAGTCGAAGTATTCCCTGCGGCTCGCCGCTGTCGATGCTTACTCGAAAACCTTCGGCGACTTCGGCAAGAAGGCCGACGAGCTGCAGGAGCAGGTCAAGGCGCAGCGGGCCGAGCTGGACAAGCTCAACCGCACCGCCCGCAACGCGGACGGCTACGCCAAGCTGGCCGAGAAGGTCGAGAAAACCACCGCCTCGCTGCAGCTCGCTCGCGCCGAGCAAAGCCGAATCGGGCGCGAGCACCAGGCCGCAACGGCAAAGGTCGAGCGCCTGTCGCAGGAGTATGGGCAGGCCTCGGCCACCCTGCAGGCGCTGGAGGCGTCAACCGAGGCCACCACGGCGCAGGTCAAGGCGGCCCGCGCCGAGCATGCGCGCCTCGGTCGCGAGCTGAATGCGGCCACCGCCGAGGTCAAGAAGCTGGACGGTGCGCAGGATCGCAATACCGCCAGCGTTCGCACGCTCGAGGCGGCGCAGCGATCGGAGCGCAACGAGCTCAAGCGCCTGCAAACCGAGCTGACCGGCGCCGGCGTCGACACCAGCAAGCTGGCCAGCGAGCAGAAGCGCCTCGAGGCGGCGACCGAGCAGGCCAACGCGGCGCTGCAGGCGCAGCGTGCGCGGCTCGATGCGGTGCGCACGGCGCAGGGCCGAGTCGACGCCAATCGCGGCGCCCGCGCGGATCTGCGCGGGCAGATGGTCGAGACGGCGGCGATCGGCTACCTGGCCAGTCGCCCGGTCAATCAGGCGATGGATCTGGAAACGGCGATGGCCGACGTCGCCAAGGTGGTGACGTTCGAGGAGGGGCAGCGCGAGGCGATGGCCTCGGCCAACCTCAAGATGGCGAGCGATCGCCTGATCTCCTCGGCCGGCATCACGGCGGTGGATCTGGCAAAGATCCAATACGCCGCCGGGCAGTCGGGCATCGGCAACGACGCCAAGGACAGCGCCGGCAAGCAGGCCGCCATCGTCGAGTTCACCCGCGACGCCGCGATCATGGGCGCCGCGTTCGACCTGGACGCGCAGACCGCCGGCGAGACCATGGCCGGGTGGCGTGCCTCGATGAACCTGGACCGGCAGGGCACGCTCGACCTGGCCGCCGCGACGAACCACCTCGGCAACAGCTTCAACGCTACGCCGGCGGATATCGCGGCGGTGGTCAAGCGCTACGGCGCAGTCGGTACGGCGTCGGGCCTGTCGCCCGAGCAGACCGCCGCGCTGTCGGCGGCCTTTCTCAACCCGGGCACCGAGAAGGAAATCGCCGGTACCGGCTTCAAGAACTTCACCGCCGCGCTGACCAAGGGCTCGGCGGCGACGAAGGGGCAGCGCGAGACCTGGGAGGCCCTCGGCTTCGATCCCGAGGATCTGGCCAGGGGCATGCAGCAGGATGCGCCGAAGGTCATCATGGACGTGCTGCAGGCGCTGAAACAGGCGCCGGAGGAGGAGCAGAGCGCGCTTGCCACGCAGCTGTTCGGCTCCGAATCGATCGGCGCCATCATGCCGCTGCTGCAGAACCTCGGCGAGGTCGAGCGGGCCTTCGGCATGGTGGCGAACAAGGCTGACGCGGCCGGCTCGATGATGAAGGAAGCGGCCGGGGTGGCTGACACCTCGCGCAGCGGCTGGAACGCCTTTGTGGCCAAGCTGACCCGGCTCTCGACGCTGGTCGGCACGGCCATGCTGCCGGCTCTGAATGCCGTCCTGGTCCCGCTGGGGGCTGTGGTCGACGGGCTGAGCTGGGCGGCCGAGACCTTCCCCAACGTCACGGCTACGATCGCCGTCCTGGGCGGCGGCCTGGCGGCGCTCAAGGTGGGCGCGCTGGGCCTCAAGTTCGCCGGCCTGATGGTCGGCCAGGCCTTCAACAAGGCCGGGCTCGCCCGCGCCAAGTTGGACGCCAACACCGCCCGCACCGCCCTGACCGCCGACCGCGCCGTGCTGCGCCTGAATGCGGCCATGGCTCGCCTGGGCGCTGGCGGGGCTGCTGGCGGCCTCGGCGGCGGCAGGGCGGGCAAGGGTGGCGCCCGTGGCGCAGGCGGCAAGCTGGCCAGCGCGGGGCGCCTTGCCGGGCGTGTCGCGGCCCCGCTGATGCTGGCGGCCGGCGCGGCGGACCTGGTCAGCCTGGTGAGCGAAGGCGCCGACGCGAAGGCGATCGGCGGATCCGTGGGCAGTACCGCCGGCGGGCTGGGCGGTATGTGGGGCGGCGCTGCTGCCGGCGCGGCGATCGGCTCGGTCGTGCCCGTTATCGGTACCGCCGCCGGCGGCATCGTTGGCGGTGCGATCGGCGGACTGGCCGGCAGCGAGGCCGGGAGCTGGATCGGCGAGAAACTCGGCGCCCTGGTCGACCGGCTGAGCAGCCCCGAGGCGGTGGCGAAAGAGGTCGTGAACAACACCGACAGCCGGCAGATGACCTTTGCCCCGGTGATCCACGTCAACGGCGCCGACCAGGCGACCAGCTCTGCGCTGGCCGACCAGGTCATCGCCAAGATGCGCGGCGAGTTCGTGCCGCTGATGATGGCCAACCCGCTCGCCGTGCGACGCGGCGCGGCCCTGACTGACGGGAGCGACTAATGCGACAGCAGATGGCCCTCGGCGAGTTCGTGTTCGGGCTCGCCACCGGGTTTCCCTACGAGCGCCTCGAGCGCAAGACAACGGGCGGCTGGGTCGACCTCGACATCATCAGCAGCAAGCCGCTCTCGCACCAGACCGGCCAGGGCCTCGAGGAGCTGCGCCTAAGCGGCAAGGCGCAGCTCGAGGCCGGCATGCTGGCCGTCGACGAGCTGCGCGCCATGGCCAACGCCCGCAAGCCCTACACCCTGGTCGATGGTATCGGCCGGGTGTGGGGCCGCTGGCGAATCGACAACGTGAGCGAGCAGCAGCAGCGGGTGCTCGATGACGGCACCGCCACGCTGCTGGAGTGGACGCTCGAGCTGCGGGAGTTCGTGAATGCGACGGGTTAGAACCATTGCCGGCGACTCGGCCAACCTCCTGATCTACCGGGAGCTCGGCCGCGCCGACGACGAGGCCGAGGAGGCCTTCTGGCTGGTCAACGAGGGGCTGGCCGAGCATGGCCCGGCCCTGCCTGCCGGGCTGTGGGTGAACCTGCCGGAGCTGCCCCAGCGGCCCGCGCAGAGCGCCCCGGTTTCGGCCTGGGATTAAGGGGGCTGCATGGCTGAAAAACCGAAGTGGATCGACTGGAACGAGATCTCGCGTCTCGGCCTGCTCGAGCGGATCAACCGCGAAATAATGCACCCGCTCGGCTATGCCGTGGCCCGTGATGTTGAGTCCGGCGCTTCACCTGGTGCGCTCGTGTCGCCGGATGGGCGCTGGGCTTATCCCGAGGATCTCGAAAGCGAGGCAGAGTGATGGCCATCGGATACACGCCAGCGGTCGAGATCTACGGCGCGAATGCGGCCTTGATCAACGGCCGGCTGATCGATTGGGAGCACGTCGACGCGGCGGGCGTCGAGTCGGATCAGCTGAAATTGACCGTCAACATCGAGGGGCTGGAAGGCCTGCCGAGCGTCGACGGCAAGATCGGCCTGCGGGTGGGCTACGAGGAGACCGGGCTCGTCGACAAAGGCGAGTTTGTGGTCACGCGCACCATGCCGCAGCTGTTCCCCGCGCAGCTGCTGATCGTCGCCACGGCCGCCCCGTTCAAGGTGGCCGACGAGACCGGCTTCAAGGCGCGCCGCTCGGCCAGCTACGGGCCGACCACCCTCGGCGCGATATTCCGCGAGCTGGCGACCCGGCACGGCTTCTCGCCGCGCGTGGCGCCCGAGCTCGACGCGATCGTGATCGACCACGTCGACCAGTCCAACGAAACCGATATGGGCTTCCTGACGCGCCTCGCGCGCCGCTATGACGCGGTGACGAAGCCGGTCAATGATCTGTACGTGCTCGCGCGGCGCGGCCAGGTCAAGTCGCTGAGCGGCAAGCCGCTGCCGCCGGTGACGCTGTCGGTCACGAAGGACAACCGCCCCGGCGAGCGGTCCTTCATCGCGGCCAGCATCGACAACGACAGCCGGATCCGCTTCAAGGGTGCGCGCACGGTCTGGTGGGATGGATCCGCCGGCAAGGAGGTGCGCGTCGAGGCCGGTACCGAGCCGTTCAAGCAGGTGCGCCAGCGCTACCAGAACGAAAGCGAGGCCCGCGCAGCGGCCAAGGGCGAGCACAGCAAGGTGCAGCGCGAGGCGGCAAAGCTGCGGATCGATTGCCCCGGCAATCCGGCGTTCGGCGCCGAGGGGCTGGTCGTGCTCGATGACAGCTGGCCGAGTCATATGCGCGGCACCTGGTCGATCGACAAGGTGACCTCGAGCGGATCCCGCGCGCAGAGTTACCGCAGCACGCTCGAGGCGAGTTACCCCGACGGAAAGAAAGAGTGACACCCGCCCCATGGCTTCGGCTGTGGGGCGTTTTTTTGTGCCCAAGAAAAAGCCCCCACTGCCTCGCGGCGGTGGGGGCTTTTGTCGTTTCTGGCCTATTTCAACCGCTCGAGCACGGCCGCTGGCATCGATGGCATACCGCGCGCGACGTACAGGCGCGGGAGATCCTGATAAGGCCCGGGCCCCTTCTCCTCGAGGCGCTGCATGACCTGCTGCGCCTTGCCGTTGGCGGTCGCCCAATCGTTGCCGGCCTTGAGCCAGGCGCTCGGCGTGCCGGCGTACTTGCAGACCGCCCACGTACTGCCGCCGTCTTTCACCGTCTCGCAGCTCGGCTCGAAGCCGGCCGCGCGGTGGGCATTGGCCAGCCCGACGGTTTCCTTGCCGCGCAGATCCGCCATCAGCGCCACCAATATGCCCAGCGCCACGGCGCCGCCGATCACTACCTTTTTCATCCTGCAGCCCCTCCCTAGTTGGCTGGCCGCAGGGTAACAAAAAGCCCGCCAGGTGGCGGGCTGTGTGGGGCGGGTTACAGAGCGGGCTTGTCAGCCCTGCACCAGGCGTATGGCGTCTGGTGGCATAGTCGGATCGACGACGACCTGCAGGCCGAACGCTTCCCCCGGCCCGACCTCGAAGCGGCAATCGCGCTCGGGGGCCACGGTTATGCCTCGCTCGCTGTTTCTCTGCTCGTGCAGGCGCAGCGCGTCGATCAGCATGCGGGCCTCGTGGCGGGCGTCGTGCAGCGCGTGGTGCTTCACTCCCTCGAACTCGCGCGCCTTGGCTTCGGGGTACAGGCCGAGGATCGTGCGCAGATCCCGGTCGCCCCAGTATTGCCAGGGCGCGGCTATCTCGCAGTCATCGAAAGCCCGGCGCAGGATGACGTTGTCGAAGGTCGCGCCGTTGCCCCATATCAGGCGCTCGCCTGGGTCCTCGAGCATGAAGTCGCGCAGCTGCTCGAGGGCTTGCGGCAGGTCGAGGCCCGGCGTGCTGCCGTCGATCTCTCGGCGGGCTTCGTCGCCCTGCTGCAGCCACCAGGTGATAGTGCTCGCGTCGGGCACGCCGCCGTGCGCCATGGCCGAGGCGAGGTCGATCTGCCAGTAGCGCTCGCCGGTGATGGTCAGGCCGTCGATCCGCACGCAACCGATCGCGACGATCGGCGCGGGCGCGGCCTTGGCCAAGGTTTCGAGGTCGATTACGTAGTGCGTCATGGGATCTGGATCTCGGCGTCGGGGTGAATGGTGAAGTCGCGGCCGCAATGGCGGCACTCGATGCGCTGGCCCCGGATCCGCTCGTCGAGCTCGAGCGGTACCAGGTTGCGGCAGAAGGGGCACCGGCACTGCAGGCCGGTGGCCAGGAGGAGCGTTACGGCCGGTGCCTGGGTCATGGTTAGTTTTTCTCCTGGGTGGGTGCAGCGGTACGCCCCATGACGAAGTCAAACCCCTGGCGGATCTCGCTAAGACGCACCGTTCCGACTACGTCCACGTTTCGCAGGGCGACCCCTAAGAAGTCCAGCACCTGCCGGTCGGTCCACTCGCGTGGGTCAGTTGGCGCCATTACTTCGCGGGCCTCGGCAACGCTGAGCAGGTGCTCGCCCTCGCCAAGGTCGGCAAGGTTTTCC